GCGGGGACGGCGACCTCGCAGTCACCGTCATGAAACACTCCTCCAACGGATATCCTACGTTGGGCCGCTTTACTGATGAGGAGGCGGCAAATTGGAGTATTGATCAGGCGCAGGCGTTCAACTTTGAGATCGCTGGCGTCATTTCCCAGGCAGCCGACAACCCGCGCGACGCGGTCTTCCGACACATCCGCAAGTGTGAGGATCAGCGGCCTGACATGTTCCTCGTCCAGGGCAAAGGTAAGGATGATTACCTTGCGGCCGATAAAGCACTCGACCGGCAGGTGCGGTTCTACAATGTAGTCCCACGCTATCTCATGCTGGTCATGCAGCAGTCTACGCAGACGCTTGGGCTGCCGGCCAATCATCAGACAATCCTGACCAATCCGAGCGAAGTGCGCACGGCGCAAGGCATAACGCTCACGCATGGTGGTGCGGACCGGTTGGTCGATGCCTTGGAACCCACGGTCGATGAGCCCGTGAAATATACGCACTGCGGTGATGACTCTTGGGTCGTCATCTTGGTGTGCGGGCATATCATCATGATGAGCCTCGATTGCTCGAAGTTCGACCTCACGCAGCGCTCGGTAATTACGCAGCCGGTGGACCTGAAGCTGCACGAGCTCCTCTCGCGAATTGACGAGGGCTCGGCGGCGGTGTGGTACGCCATGATGCGCGAGCGTCGCGTCGTTCTGACGAGCACCGCCGTTTATCAAATGCGGGACGGCGGGCCGAGCGGCATGCCTCTGCAGAGCCAGCGTAATGATTTCTTAATGGAGATCACGCTGAATCGCTTTGCGGAGGACATCACAGACCTGTTGGGGACCGTCGAGGAGCACGAAGTAGTCGACTTTGCGCATGCGTTGGAGGCTTTAGCGGCGGACGTGGCCATGGGAATGGGCTTCAGCTGCCGTGTTGACGACACAGTCATCGCCTCCCCCTCAGATGAGGGGCCCATGACACTCAAGACCGCGTTGAAGGAGCACCCGTTTCGGTTTATCGGCTGCATCTTTCACACCGTGGAGCGGTTCGAATCCACGGAGTCGGGACCACGCGACATCCCGGACGCTGCCACCGTCATGGTCGACGTACCGCGCACCTGCGCCCAAATGCGCTTCCCACGCAACGTGTTCCGCCCAAACAGCGACGAGTTTGATGTCGCGGAGGGGATACGGCTAGGGTCGATCGTCTCCAGTCTTGGCATTCCAACACCCGCATTCGAGGAGTCGTTTGCCAAAGCCAGGCAGCAAGTCGGAGAGCTGCTTGAGGGCTTGCTGGAGAAGTACGAGGGCAATCCGGGACTCCTAGCGAGGAAGGAGGCGGAGGCCGGTCTCACGGACGAGACGGTCTTCCTGCAGGGCTTGTTTGACGACGTCGCGCCAGGGTTGCGCGGCATGTTGAAATACCTGCGCTCGCCACCGGAGAATGCCTTCCTGCCCGACACCAAAGCGCGGCCCATCCAGGAGGTCATCGATGAGATCGATGCCCGGATGCAAGCACGCGTCGAGCTTCACCGGCGTTAT